GCGGCCAAGCTCTGGGAGATGGGCAAGGCCGGCAAAGTTGAGTTCAAGTACATCGACGTCAAGGGACTCTCGCTCGTTCGGCGGGACAACACCCCACACGTCCGAGGTGTGCTCAAGCAACTCCTTGATGTCATCCTCGAATCGAGCGAGACCGACACACCGATCAAGCTGGCGCGTCAGAGGGCGATTGAACTTCTCACCGGCGAGGTGCCGAACAAAGATCTCATCCTGAGCGCGCAGCTCGGTGACAACTACAAGAACCCTAATCTCGCACACGTCAGGTGTCGCGACCGCATGCGCGAACGGAAACCCGGATCCGAGCCCCAGAGCGGCGATCGCGTGCCGTATTTGCTCATTAACACCGGTGACCCCAAAGCGAAAGCGTACGAGAAGAGCGAGGATCCGGTGTATGTCGAGGAGGAGAAGTTACCGATCGACTACCACTATTACTTCATAAACAAGTTCCTTCGACCGGTGTGTGACCTCGTCGAGCCATTGGTCGACGACCCCAAAAACGAGATCTTTGGGGAGATCATCGAATCTCACAAGCCACAAAAGAAGAACAAAAAGAAGAAAGACGCTGACCCGCCCCCTGGACAGACCACGCTCGATTCATGGTTTAAAGACTACGCGAACATATCTTGTAAGAAGGAATGAGATGTCTAACGTTGACACGACGATCGACTCCGTGCGCGAGCTCATTCTTAATCACACGGCGGCCGAGGTCGATCGCGCCGTGCACGAGTACATACGCATCCTCCATGGTCAGACCGGCCTCAACATGAACTTTCTCACGTCGCTCGTCCGGCGGATCCCCGGCGCGTCCGTCAGAACGACGTGTCTCGGCATCAATAAAAAGACCGGAAAAAAGTGTACGAACGTCGCGTGTGGCGACACAGGGTACTGCGAGCGTCACATATCACAGCATCCGAACTTTTCGGCCCTGAGCGGTGGAGGTGGTGAGATGATGGTATGCGAGCCCGTCGTCAAGAAACAAAAGATTGCACCCACCCAACAAGACTTCGAAGATGAAGAAGAGGCATTTAAAGAATTAGACAACTACCATCTCAGAGGGATTCCAGAGTAATCATTATGAGCAGGAGCGATATCTTGCGACGGAGCATCGACGATTTCTATAGCGAGCCCATAAACAGGGACACGCTCATCGATATTCTCGAAAGAAAAGACAGCGGGATTTCTCTTCGGCAAATCGAGTGGTTCATTACAAGCTATTCTCGAAAAAATCAGACATCGTACGTGTCGTCCGACAACAAAATATTTGCCGTGCACTCGAGCTACAAATCAAGTCTCGACGGATACTCCAAGAAATTGTTTGATCCGTTTTGCAGAACGGCAAAGATCGATTTCACGATCCCGGGCACCGATCGCATCGTCAAGACGACGCTCGCGCAACTGAACTTTCTCAAGTGGTGTCAACAGAAAGGCGTGATCGACTACATGCGTCGACACAAGGACTCGCTCAAGCGCTAGGCCACCTGCATTTTACCTCCTTGAAACTCAAACACTTGGTAGCCAGTGTAAAACATATGCATTGTGTAACTATTTTGTACCGCGTCTTCCAATGTGATTTCAATGTTCGTTCGATCGCTCTTCAGCTGAGAAAAATCGAGGTTCCCACTCGGGTCCACGGTTGCTGGGCTCATCGAGAATGAGTACGTGTATAAGTTTCGGATGGGACGCGAGAGTCTTCGCTGGTAGGGGACGAGGTACTTGTAGAACGCGTGCGTGGACGACGTGATGTCTGGGAGGGGATTTCCATTGATGTGGAACCGCGCGCCCTTAAGCACTGGGTTGAAAAAGGTGTTCAATTCGTCGAAATCAGTGTCGCGGCTCCAGTTGAATCGGTTGTGCACGTAGAGTTGGCCTTCTTCTGTTTCACCGTCCGCGCCGACGACGGTGGGATCCTCAAATCGCGTGTCGCGAAAGAACCAGTGAAACGCTTTGACGGGTATCGACGGCACGAGCTGTTGTTTGAGCGTTTTCGGCGACCCCGCGTCGATGTCCAACTCCGGGTGCCGGCGCACGATGTCCGTGACCAACAGCTGTCGCTGCCCGGAGAGGAACAATCGCTCATCCGGGTGCACCGTGATCTCTTCCGTGATTATATCGAAGCTCGACAGAGACAGAGTCGTCGCCGTGTTGGCGAAGAACGTCTGTGGGTGGAGTTCAAAGTCAAACTCCAGTTTCTGCCGGTGCATCGCACACAGAGGTAGGTACGGGCGATTGGGTCGATTCGAGCTGTACTCATCGGTCGCGTACTTGCGCGAAAAGAAGAAGTTCAACGGAATGACGACCTCGCTTTCATAGCGCGCGTCCTCCTGGTTCGTTTGACTGGCGTCGAACGCGAGCGAGCGATTCACTAAGAAGCGGTTGGCGACCTTTTCGCTCGTCTCCAGATATAACTCATCGAAGATCACGCCCCAATCGCCGTGAAACACCTCGACCTCCGTCTCGTCGACACGCATTGTGACGCTCTTGAATATATGACGCCCCACCTGATCGGCGTAGTTCTCGCCGTTACCGAGCGCTGGCAGGGTCAACGAGACCCACATGTTCGCGAGCATATCACCCATCGAGCGCGGGTCGTACTGAACCTTGATGGATCTTTCTCCAAACGGCCACGTGGCTGGATTCCCTGGGCTCTTTACGTTTTTACTCCGGTGGTACTTTCGGAATTCGCTGTGGCGCTCACGATCCTTAACAAACACGGAGTCCGACGCGTCGGACGTCAGGATGTGCGTTTCCTGAGCACCTATGGCGTTGAGTGATATGATCGCGGCTTCGCTCATCTATCAATTGCGTGGATTATTTTTTTTACAAAATAACGAGCATTCCCTTCTATGATGGCAACCAGGTAAAAGAATGTGATACTATCACGGCGATTTTTAGAAAAACGTCCAACAAATGTTTTGCAGCCAATCCCTCTCTATCCAGTCGTAATGGTTGACTTTTGTTGTGTGACACATACCCCAAAATTACCATGCTGATGGCTTGTACACAAAAATCGGCCTGTGTCCACGCATCTAACATAGTTGGGGTGAACGCCACGCTCACGGTCATGACGAAGTCTGCGAACATAGACTCCAACAGATGCATTAAAGCACACGTCTCAACCAATGCAGAATCTTGTCCGCGTCGCCCTAAGATGTGGAACATGGGATCATCGACTATAAAGAACCTCATACAGTACCAGCAGTTATCGACGAGGAATTTGACAACCAAGTTGAAGCTGGGCATGGCGTAATCCAGGAGCCATTTGACACATAGTGCAGAAGTCACAATGCTGATTGAAAGGGTCTGTGCATGGCGCGCTCGACGTTGATTCAGGAGGGCTACTCGTGGACGACCAGCGGTTTCATCTTGATTGATGTACAACATGGATTGAGCTCGACAGATGCCCATGTGGAAGAATTGGTGCGTACAGACGAAATCGCGAAGCCTTTCCATCGCCACTTCATCATGGCCGCAACGGACAACACACCAACCTGAACGAACCACGTGTCCAATTACGGAATTTATGTAAAATAGACTGATGGCCTTAGACCACTTTGTGTTTTGCCCCACATTCGGTCCATAGAAATCCGTGTTATCGGCCATCATTCTGTGCATCCACTGTAACAGTGGGTTTCGGTTTCGTATCGTGCCGGCATCCAACCTGTTCAGCCAATCCTGTACGGGCACACTGTAGAAAATCTTGATGAGATCATACGCGATGGACGCATACACCACCAACTGGTACCCAAGGTGAGTCGGCCACAATCTGTGATACAAATAAGGTAAAACGAATGCAAACGACACACCGACGAAGTACACGGAAAATTCTACTGTAAAATTCACGTCGTCGGTGGGTGCATCATCTTCCTCCGGGGGGCCTCCGGGTGGAGGAGGATGACCAGTCGCTATGAACTCACCGCCGCGCATGCGTGAGTTGTTCCCGGAAGGCTCGCTCGGCTCCTCTTCTTTATGGGGTGATTGCGCTGAGCTATCATGACTGTCTCCCCACGTCGCGTCGGTGAGGCGGAGGCGCGTCGTTACCATCCCTCGCGTTGCGTCGCGAAGTGACCTAGCTAGGTCGGTCGTCATGAAATAATATAGATATCTCCTAAAAATGTATGTGAAATATCACGTCTTTATATTACGATTCCTATTCGCTTATTTTGAGTAATTCGGGTGTCGACACCCCGGAGATGGCGTGTACCCCGGAGATGGCGCCGAGCGACGCCGATGCAACACAACGCGACGCGTTGCAATAATATGATGACTCGAGGCGAAGAAGAGGCTAGACGCGATTCCGCGGATAGCATGGAATGCGCGACGTTCGCGGTCGTGACAAAGGTCGATGACGGGAAGTGTGAAGCTAAAGTTGACACAGACACAAACCTCACATGGGCGACACGTGCCGCCTTTGCAAACTGGGTCGTGGAGACGATCTTAACGATCGTCAGCGCGGAAATTACATACAACTACGAGTATCAAATCATTTGGCCAGTCACGTGCATGATTGCGTCACTTTTATTCTGTGTAGTCGCGTACGCGGCTCCGCGCTTCAACACCTACGTTCGCTTAGGTCACGTCTTTGTCATTGTGGCCGCCATCATCGGGGCCGCGACATCGAGATATGCTCTCATGAGCTCTGATTTGTACGTGTGTCTCCGCAAAACGAACAACCAGTATCCCACGTTCGTCGACGTCGACATGACAAATGGCCACGTGTCTCTCATCGCTGGCAAACCGACTTGCCATCGAACCAAGATTCTCTATGCCTTCGAGCTTCTCGCCTTCGCTTCAAGGCTCGTTTCCTATGCACTCACGGCGAGAACGATTTAAACCCATATTTTTTTGTAATTACAACCTTAAATCTTCCAACCACATGTCGCGTTCATTTTTCCCAATGATAGCGTCCAATTCCCCTTTACACGCATCTACCTCCCGCATGAGATTCTGAATCGCCTCTTCCGTGTACTGATGGGTCTTGATATCAAGTAAATATGAGAAACCCCCGTTTATCACCGCGAAAGATTTAGCCATGTCAGATTCAAGATCGGCGCGACGGCGCCTGAAGACGACCAAGCTCCCCGAGACGACGTCGGCGATGAAACGCGCCTTGTTGTCGTTGAGATCGACCTTCGCGCGCAGTTCGGCCACTATGTGAGCCTTTCGGCGCTCGTAACACTCCATGCGTATCCCGACGAAATCGCGAATGATTTCGAGCGGTGACGAGTACTTCTTGATGCCCTGCACGGGGTGGAAGAGATGCATGTTGGACAAACGAAACGTTTTCCGAAGCTTCAGGTCGGCCACGGGGTCTTTCCCGTGGTATCCGGTGATTTTGAACCGGACACGCTCTGTCGTCGAGTTGTTCTCATACCCAGAAATTTTCTTCGACTCGACAAGTCCGTCAAGAAACTCTTTGTGATCCTGCGTCCATCGACCGGGTGGTAACTCGGTGATGACCCCGTTCGCGAAGACCCCTTCGGCCACCCATGCGCCGTCGTCCGTCGCGTAGACGCGACCCTCAAACCCATTGAAATACGGAGCCATCGGTACCATTTCTTCGCCGCGCACGCACCGCGCGACGTTCGCGCGCACGTCTTCGGGCTTGTACGGAGGCACAAACGTGCTGAAACCTGTACCGATGCCCTCGGTCCCGTTGATCAGCACCATCGGCAGCACCGGAACGAAGAAATCGGGCTCGATTGGCGTGCCGTCATCCTCGAGGTATCTGAGCACGGGGTCGTCGCGCGCATCGAAGATCTTCCGAGCGATCGGGTCCAACTTTGTGAAGATGTACCTCGTCGCGGACGCGTCTTTACCGCCCATCAACCGGGTTCCAAACTGTCCGCACGGCACGAGCAATGCCACATTGTTCGAACCAACGTAGTTGTTCGCCAAACGAACGATCGTGTCCGCGAGCGATACCTCACCGTGGTGATAGCACGTCTTTTCAGACACGTACGCCGCGAGCTGTGCGACCTTCATCTCACCGGTGAGATTTCTTTGAAAGCACGCATGCATGACCTTGCGTTGGGACGGCTTGAACCCGTCGACGACGGACGCGATCGATCGACGTATGTCGGCGAGTGAGAAATTGACCAAGTCTTTGTGAACGAAATCGGAGACGCTGAGCGATTGAATCTCCCCGTACGGTACCTCGAGCCCCTGTGCGCCGGTGCTCTCCAGCAACCATCGCTTTCGGTCATCGGCCTTCGTTTTGTCGAACGCGAGCACTATCGCTTCGTCCGATCGCTCGTCGACGTCGAAACGGACGGTTAACTTATCGATGGCCTTGAAGTACTCGCGCGCCTCGGCGCTCGTCGACGTTCCCAGACCTTTGTAATACTTGATTCGCCAACCGGTTTGGTTTTGGTTTTGGGCGTACCACGACTTGAACGCGGCGTCTGTGTAAAAGTCAACGCTCTTGCCCGCGCGCGACGCCTTGATGACGGGTGTGACGAGTGAGACGATGAATCCGATATCGAGTAAAGACGGCCAAAACGCGTGGATCATGTTCAGAATCAGTCCTTTGATGTGACTTCCATCCGCGTCAGCATCAGTCATGATCATCAGTCGGCCGTAGCGAAGCTCGGAGACGCTCTTGTAGACCTTGCCTTGTTGCAAACCGAGGATCTTCTTGAGATCGGCGAACTCTTTGTTTGCCGTCAGAGCCGAGACGGGCGCGTCGCGCACGTTCTTGCATTTCCCGCGCAATGGGAAGACACCATAGTGATCTCGACCGACCACAGAGAGGCCGGCAACAGCCAGAGTCTTTGCCGAGTCACCCTCTGTCAAAATCAAAGTGCATTTCCCGCTCTGTTGCGTTCCCGCCTTGTTCGCGTCGTCGAGCTTCGGAATCCCCGTGATCTTGCTCTTGCGCACGTTGGACGCGTCCGATTTCGCGAGCATTTTCATCTCTTTGAACTTTGAAAGTAACATCAACTCTTCCTGAATCCCCGTCTTCAGAACGTTTTTGTAGTACGCCTTAGACGGCGGTTGAAATTTCGAGCCGAATTCCGTGACTTTGGACGTGCACTCACTCTTGACCTGCGACGAGAAGGTCGGGTTCTCGAGCGTCGCCTTCACGAAGATCCAAAAGGCGTTCTTTACCTGCTGAGGCTTGAGTTGGATCTTCTTTGAAAGTTCGGCGATGACACCGGCGGAGACCACCGACGCCGCGTGATCGACGTGCGTCCCGCCCTTCGTGGTCGAGATACCGTTCACGAACGATACCTGTTCGAACGATGAATCGGGCGAAGGGCCGATCGACACCGTCCATCGATCCGTCACGACCGTCAACATCTTTTCCAAACCCGTATGCATCTTTGCAAACTTTTCAAACGTGAGCGCGGGGATCGGTTCGCCGCACCATTTGATTCTACACTGCGGCGACGTACACACGGCGGCGTCCCACGCTCGTTTCCGAAACACGTCCACGATTGCGGCGTCCATTCCGTCCATGTGAAACCGTTTCCAATCCGGTGTGAACGTGACAGAGACCGATGCAGTCGCAGACGCGTAAGCCTTCACCATCGGCTCGCCCCGCACTGACATGTTCTTCATCCATTTCTGTGTGTACAGCACCTTATTCACGGGATCCTTGACCTTGATAGCAAAGTCTTGCGAGTATATGTTCGCCAACTTCGCGCCGTACCCGTTCCGACCGCCGACTATTCTTTTTTGAGAATCATCGTAGTTCGTCGATGTCAGAAGATGGCCAAAAACGAGCTCGGGATTGTAAGCATTCTCTTTGCCATTCTCGACGACCGCGACACCACCCAACGGCCCGTTGTTCTCGATCGTGATCGCGCCCGTGGACGTGTCGACGTCGATCTTGATCGACGTGACCTCTTTCGGGAACAGGGAGTTGCGGTCGATGGCGTTGACGAGAACTTCATCGAAGATTTTTAAGAGCGCTGGTGAGTATCTCACGATGTGCTTCTCGAACTTCGACGCGTCCGCGCTCAATAACCAGTACTCTTCGGCGACGAGCGACGTCGAGCCGACGTACGAGTCGGGTCTCTTGAGCACGTGCTCGACGTGCGATAACTTCTCGACGGTCTCGTTCATCGCGAGCGTCAAGCAATGGGGGCCCCGCGGTACTCGCGCGAGATGTTTCTCTTCAAAAATTCGAAAAAAGATTCGAGTTCACTGATCGACACACTGTTCGATCGGGGCGGTCGCATTTTTTTAGCACCTATCTGAACATCACGTAATATGGCCGGATTCACGTGTAATCGGGTGTCGTTTTCGAAGCACGCGCGACACACGCGCCGACATTTCAGACCCATGACGCGTACATACCCTATATTATCCGCGAAGTATACTGGTCGCAAACGCCAATATTTTTTGTATAGATAGTGTTCATAACTGTCTTTACACGTGATGGTGATGTCCAGTGGCGCATGACAAAATTTGCATGTACCCGCCCAGGAGATCCTCATCTCTCTGTACTACACGACATGCGTGAGATGTCTTTAAATACTTTCTTTGCGGGAGATATAATGATTCGAACGGTGACGTGCGCGGCCAAACCGCCACCAAAGACGTATCACGAAATCAAATCAACGCTCAAGCGCGACACGCTCGCGTGTGGAATCGGTCTGAGCGCGTTTCACTTGACACTGAACGGCGTCGCCGGTGGGGCATCATCCATCGTGGGAACCGCGGCGAGCGTCGCGTATGTCGATATGCTCGGACGATACGTCGACCGAATCGAGGATAGACCATCTCAGAAACAACTATTGGCTCCAATGAGCGCGGCTGTTTTCGAGGTGGCGTGCAATAACACGGAATTGCTCCCGTTCGATTTCAACTACACGGAAACTTTGATATGTTTTTTGAGCTATAAGATCGCGTTGTTCCTCATGGCGTATCGCTCACTGAACGAGAACGAGGACGATTAGGCGTCAGCATTCTTCGCGGCGGCCTTCTTCGTGGTCGTAGCTTTCTTGGGCGGGCACTTGCATTCGCCTGCATCGCCCTTCGGTCCGGCAGGGCCGGCAGGCCCGGGCGGACCGCGTGGGCCAACTCCGCCACTGCCGCCACCGCCCCCGCTCAACGTGCCCCCGAGCTCCTCCGCCATGCCCATGATGATCGACATGAGTCTGTCCTTGTCGATGCGGTTCGACGCTTGCTCCTCCTTGATGAGTTCGATGATTCGTTCAATAGCCATCTGTTCTTTGCTAGTTAAAAGAGAAAATATATTTTTGAAAAAGCGGTGATGATCTTTATCGGCCCGACGCTCGCGTCTGGAATCGGACAACATTGTCACAAGTACCTCCCCCTGTTCCCTGATGCGAAGTATTACCAGTTTGGCCAGGACATACCGGAGGCGGACCACGCATTCATCTTTGTCATCCCCGTCCAATCGACGCTGGCACACATCCCCGGCATCAAGGCGAAATGTAAAAAAGTTACATGCATGACCGTGTGCGAGACCGACCCCGTGCACGAAGACTATGGCCTGATATGCGAACACTTTGATCGTATCGCCGTCCCGAGCGAATTCTGTCGCGACGTGCTCTCGCGCCAGTTCCCAGAGACGGAGTTCTATGTCATCCACGCACATATTCCCCAGCGCCCGTACGTGTTCTATCACATCGGTAACATCGCCGACGACCGCAAGCAATTCAACTCGATCCTCGAGGCATTCGTGCGCTTGAACAAGCCCGACGCTCGCCTCCTGGTCAAGGCGACGTGTAATCGACCCGTGGAGATCAAACTTCCGAACGTCGAGGTGATCAATGGCCTAGTCAGTGATCGCGACATGGACATCATCCACGGCCTGGGCGATTGTTATGTAGCATTCAGTAAATCAGAGGGGGTCGGTATGGGCGCCGTCGAAGCCGCCGTGCGTGACAAACCCGTTATCACGACGGCGTTCGGGGGGTCGAGCGAATACATTCGTACCCCATACATGATCGAGTGTGAACGTCAAGAGTTGGTGAAGGATGACTTTCTATTTAAAACCGGCACCACGTGGGGCAAACCGAATTTTAACCAACTCTTGGCGTTCATGAACGACGCCTACGACAAGCGACTACAATATATGGATCACGCACACACGAAACGGCTCGTGGGACGACCGAACGTTTTACGCGAATTCCTCATTGATGTAGAACGTCGCGATGACGATGATCCCTACCAAAATTGCCCCTGATGAGACGTTGTCCCCCTGTGAGATGATGTTCATGACGAGATCGTCGACCAGATCGACGCCGATAGGTTTTTTGATGACACGCGGGATCGCGGATACGATGGCGATGTAGAGGGCCATCGAGATGATGACCGGTCTCAAGCTCTCGGCGTCTAAGAACATGTTTACTTGTTATAACTACAACAATTTAATCGTCCGCTTCGCCTTCATGTACGCGAGCCTCAGAGCACACGTCCTATACCGCCACATCGCATTCGCGTACCGAAAGACTTTTGCTCGGAGCGCGTCTTCCTCGAGCCCGTCGCGCGCGTAGAACGCATACGCTTCTCTGAGATACTCTTTCCACATGTCATCTTGTTTGATCTTCTTAATGAACCCCATGTCTACTTCTTCTTACTCTGTGTGCTAACCTCCCTTTTAAACCAAAAATCAGCTGGATCTCGACCCAAACGCATGATCGAGTCTTCGATCTCGTCTAACTCGTACCACGTCGCAGCGGTCCGTGCGTGAATCGGCTCGGCGAGAAGCTCGCGGTATCGAAGCTCGAGGCGCGTGTTTCGCATGATTGGCTCCACGGGTGCGAAGATCGGTCGGGAGTAGACGTCCTCGTAGACGCGACGTCGGATCGCATCGCGCCGCGCTTGGCGCATGCACACGGCAATCTCGGCGACCGATAACATCATCCAGCCTGGAATCCCCACTGAAAAAAAATCTAGACTTTCCACAAGATGCGCGTTGAGCTGACGTCGAGTCCGAAACACGACAAGAAATTTCGTGTCACGTTCGACGATGGTGAACGCGTCGATTTCGGTGCGAAGCTGTATTCGGATTACACCAAACACGGGGACGCCACTCGAATGCGATCGTATGTGAGGCGTCACGGAGGTGGGATACCACCCAAACTCGAAAAAACGATGGATGCCAGGCGGATTCAGACCGAAATGCTCAGGGTTGATTCGAGCTCGACCGAAGACTGGTCGCGGTCGGGTATTCGCACTGCGGGCTTTTGGAGTCGGTGGCTCTTGTGGTCAAAACCGACTCTCGAACAAGCTAAACGGTACATCACGCGTCGGTTCGGGATTCGGTTCAAGCTCAACGATAATGACCTGCGAGCGACGATAGCTCGACTGCGGCGCGCACACGGTCGAGTCTACGCCCCGTTGAAATATTTTAGGGGTCTCGTGACCGTGCGCGACGTAGAGACGCGCTATAAGAAGATGCTCAAGTCCGATTACAAACCATTCGAGACTGACGCCAGCGTAAAGACGGGGCGAAAATCGAGTTATACCAGTCGATTCAAGAAGAAATTTCCCGGTGTGGGTGGAAATCTCGGCGATATCGCGCGCGCGACGGGTATACCTCGCTCCACTCTCCAGACCGTGTACGATAGAGGCCTCGCTGCGTGGCGGACCGGCCACAGACCCGGGGCGAGTCCACAGGCGTGGGCGTATGCGCGAGTATACTCGTACGTCCTGCGCGGGAAAACGTATCGCACGGCTAACGCAAATCTTCATCGAAAAACAAATAAATGATTTCGAGCAAATCGTCGTTTTTGTCGTTTCGCGCGCGATCGATGTGCGTGCCGACACATGTTTTTAGACTGTCGAGTCGTCGTTCTATTTCGTGGGGGCGTCTGACATTTTTTGAATCAAAAAATCCTTTGACGCGTTTTCCGTTTGCGTCGACGTACGAATCGGGATTGAATCGTATATATATCCACTTTCCGCCGTGACCCGCCATGAATAGGTCGTCGTAACGTATAGTTTCGTCCTCAGAGTCGCGGCTTTTGTGCTGACCCTCATCGACCTCGACCGCGATCATCGTGTTTCCCACCAGGTACCTGAAATCAATGCTTCGTCGGTGCACGCAATCACACCCGAAGTGCATGGTGGTGTTATGTATGAACGCATCGCCGTACCATGCAACGAGCGCGTCGCGCACGGCCAGTTCGCGCGTTTTCGCGCGTATGTTTGCCGTGCGTGGATCGGTTGGGAACACACGTCGGAAACAATCCGTGCAATAGCCATCGTAACCGGGAGACGTGCGGGTGCTGCAATGCTCAGAGAGACACCGCGGGTTTAGGACGTCGACGAGGCCAAGCGGTTTACCATGGGTGGCGCAATGCGTTCTTTCACCCGTCTC